GATTATGAAAGGTGACCCAAACTATTTTGTAATCTATACTATAGTTTCTATGGTTAGTTTCCTGTTTTTATTGTTGTGGTTTTTTATTAAAGGGTTGGGGTGATGATGTGAGTACAGATAATCCGAAGTATAAAACCGTTTTAGTCTCAGATTTAATTCCTTATGCGCGAAACAGCCGAACCCATAGCGATGTACAGGTAAATAAAATCGCGTCAAGCATTAAAGAGTTTGGTTTTCTTAATCCCGTTTTGATTGATAAAGACAACGGCATTATTGCAGGGCATGGCCGCGTTATGGCTGCTCAAAAGCTAGGGCTAAAAGAAGTACCAGTGCTGCAAATTGGCCATTTAAGCGACACACAAAAACGCGCTTATATCATTGCAGACAATCGCTTAGCATTAGACGCTGGATGGGATGAAGAGATGCTTCGTGTGGAGTTTGCAGAACTTGCAGATAATGGTTTTAATTTAGAGCTAACGGGTTTTGACGATCAAGACTTTGCCGATATTGGGCTGGACGAGTTCGGAAGCGGCGAGCCAGTGTTAGACGATGAAAAGTACACAGCCAAGATCGAAACGCCGATTTATGAGATTAAAGGTGACAAACCCGCCATTTTAGAAATATGCGACACGTCCAAAACAGACAGCATGATTCAGGACATTAAGGCAGCGAAACTGCCGCAAGATGTCGAGGTTTTTTTGGTTGCAGCGGCGCACCGACACACGGTTTTGAATTACGAGAAAATCGCCGAGTTTTACGCACATCAGCCCGAAAACATCAAGCAATTGATGCGAGATAGCGCCTTGGTGATTATTGATTATGGCGCAGCTATTGAGCGCGGATACGTCAAGCTAACGAAAGAAATGCAGCAGCTTAGCGAGGAATCAAACCATGTTACCTGATAACTTTGCGGTAATTATCCCTACGCATGGCAGGCATGACAGGGTTTTTACGCATGATACACTCAGAAAATCAGGCTATACGGGCGACATATATTTATTGTGCGATGACGAGGACGATCAGCTAAATCTTTATAAAAAGAAATACGGAAAAATGGTTTTAGTGTTTAGCAAGGATGATTATGCGGGCAAGTTCGACAAGATGGATAATTTTGGAAACAAGGCTTGCGTAGTGTATGCCCGAAACGCTATGTGGGATGCTGCGCGGTCAGTAGGTCTGACTCATTTTGCAGTTTTGGATGATGACTACATGGCGTTAGAATATCGCATTACAGCAGACGGAGGGTATTATGCTAAAAAGATCAAAAATGCTGATGGGGTTTTTGCGGCATACGTCAACTTTTTAAAGACATCAGGCGTTGACACTGTTTGTTTTGCGCAGGGTGGCGACTACATCGGCGGGAAAGATAATAGCAAGGTGAAAAACGGATTTAAGGTCAGTCGAAAAATGATGAATCTGTATTTTTTTAGCGCAGACAAGCCGATTGAGTTTAAAGGCACAATCAATGAGGATTTAACCAGCAGCGTGACCGAAGGCCAGCGAGGGAAAATTATTTTAACGTCGCTGATGAATAGCGTGGTGCAAAAAGAAACACAAACCAATGCAGGTGGGCTGACTGAGATATATTTAGAGCTTGGCACATACACCAAGTCTTTTTATTCGGTCATGGCTGCGCCGAGTTGCGTTAAAATCGCAAGTATGGGCGATGGTCATTTGAGGATACACCACGAAGTACGCTGGAAAAATGCAGTCCCTAAAATTATTAGAGAGTGCTAAATGTCAAAACCACTGCATCAACCAACTGAAAAAACAAGAGCAGAAATTATCGCATTGCGTTCTTATGGTGTGCCTATTAAAGAAGTTGCTGCATATATCGGCATAGATGATAAAACACTGTACAAGTATTATCGTGAAGAATTAGAAAACAGCGCAACAAAGGCTAATGCCAATGTTGGCAAGTTTTTATATCAAGCAGCAAGCGGTCAAGCATTAGCTACAGGCGCAAGTTATAGCGATTGTGTAAGGGCTGCAATGTTTTGGGCTAAAACTCGCATGGGGTGGAAAGAAACTAACGTGCAAGAACACACAGGCGCGAATGGCGGAGCTATTGAAATAAAACAAACGCAAGACTTGACAGACTCAGAGCTAAACGAAGAGCTTGCAAAATATGGCATTACTAACAAATAGACGAAAACTTGAATTATTAAAAGAGCGCAGGTTACGCGATGCTAGGGATAGTTTTTTGTCATATAGAAAACTAATAAACCCAAAGGACAAATGGGGTTGGTGGCAAGAAGAAATAGCACAAGAATTACAACAGTTTTTTAATGACCTGATAAGCGGAAAACGCCCAAAATTAGTCATACAAGCACCTCCTCAACACGGCAAATCCGTTCAGATTATTGATTTTATATCATGGTTAGCAGGTAAAGACCCTGAGCTACGCACTATTTACACATCATTTAGTGAGCGTTTGGGAGTCCGTGCAAACCTTAAATTACAACGCTTATATGATAGCCAAATATATCAAGATATTTTTCCTAATACTAAAATTAATTCGTCCAACTCAGTGACAATTAGCGGTCAGTTTTTGCGTAACCGTGAAATTTTAGAGTATTGCAGTCATTTAGGTTATTTCAGAAATACAACAGTAGGCGGTTCAATCACAGGCGAGGGATTAGATTTAGGTGTTATTGATGACCCAATAAAGGGACGAAAAGAGGCTAATTCTAAAACTATTCGCGATGGTGTTTGGGACTGGTTTACCGATGATTTTTTTACGCGGTTTAGTGAAAATGCAGGGCTATTGTGCATATTAACGCGGTGGCATATTGACGACCCGATAGGCAGACTAATAGCTCAAAACCCGAATATCAAGGTTTTGTCATATCCTGCTATTGCCATCAAAAACGAACAACACCGAAAAGAGGGTGATGCATTATTCCCCGAACACAAATCTATTGATTTTTTGCTTGAGCGTAAGAAAGTCATGGATAACACGTCTTGGCTATCGCTCTATCAGCAATCGCCGATTGTTGTTGGTGGTGAGTTAATCAAAGGCGAGTGCTTTAAACGTTATTCCATGTTACCAAAAATGGAATATAGAAAAATATATGCAGATACCGCGCAAAAAACAGGTAAACAAAACGATTACACTGTTTTTGAATGTTGGGGTTATGCAGATGGAAACGCTTATTTAATAGACTTGATTCGCGGCAAATGGGAAGCCCCCGAACTTAGGCGCAAAGCAAACGATTTTTGGCTAAAACACGTCAATATAAACAACGGTGATTTACGTCAGATGTGTATCGAAGATAAAGCAAGCGGTACAGGTTTAATTCAAGATATTAAAAATATAGACAAAATACCAGTTTTCGGAATACAGCGAAATATAGATAAATTGACAAGAGTACAGGACGTATTATCATATATTGAAAGTGGTTTTGTGTACTTGCCTGATAACGCGCATTTTGTTGCTGATTTTATTAGCGAGTGTGAAGCGTTTACTGCTGATGATGGTCACGACCATGACGATCAAATAGACCCCATGTGTGACGCTATTAATGATATGCTAGCAGGGCGTTTTAAGAAACCCGAAATAAGAGTACGGCGATTATGAGTAAAAAATGGTGGCAGTTTTGGAAAGGCGAACAAAAGAGCAACGCCTTAGGTGTGCTTATTCGCCAATCAAGCAACTTTACAGCTTATAATTTTGCCCAATTTGTGCAAGAGGCGTATCAACAAAACCCTACTGTCTATGCTTGCATACAACAATACGTTAGCGCGTTTAATTCATGCCCGATTATCATTAAACGCGGTGAGGAAGTCATTAACAATGCCGCGTTAATGAGCCTCATATCACAGCCGAATGAGCTGCAATCATTAAGTGAGTTTTTAGAACAGGCGGTCATTTACTATCTTGTTGGTGGCGAAGCTCCGATTTGGGGTGATGCGGCTATTCCGTCCCGACTACCCAAAGAGATTTTTATCTTACGTCCTGATTATCTCACGCCTGTATTATCTCAAACCATGACGGCAAAGGTGGCTATTTGGCAGTACACAGCGAGCGATAATG